GTGAACATAAATAGAAATAAACGGGATATTTGTAAATATATAGAAAATAGCTATTGCTTTTGATATATAAAAAAGTTAAGTTTGCATTGATAATTCATTGTCTCCGTGTGAAGCTGCACGGAACTTATATAATACCTTGGTATTTATATGTACGTAAAGACTTAAGCATGGAGAGAATGATTATCTATACGGGTAATCATTCTTTTTTTATGGGAGCAAAAAGCTGGATTATTAATAAAATAAGTAAGAAACAATCTGTGCCGGTTCCGTTAGGAAACGTAAATCGGGTGGAAAAGGACGCAGCGGGAAATTATTGGTATCTCTCTGATCTGTTTGGTAAACGTTTCCGCTGGAAGGCCGATTATGACATGACTAATGACTCGGATAAGGCTGAGGCTTTACTTGCATGTACTCCTTTTTTTACGGTTGTTGACAAGATAGGTACGATGATGTCCCGTGGAGTTCCTTATGTGACGGATGCTCAGGGTAACGAGAAAAGTGAATATTCCGAAATACGTGATTTGTTAAACCAGCCTAATCCGTTACAAACCTTCTCATCTTTTATAAAGCAAGTTGAAATATCACTCAAGGCCTTTGGCTACTGCCCGATATCAGTCGTCCGGGCGGCACGCCGCAGTACACCTAAGGCAATGTGGGTATTGCCGGCTGAATTATTTCATTTGGAAGGGACAGGTAAGTTCTTCCGTCAGCATAAATTAGAAGAGGTGGTTTCCAGGGCATATATTGAATGGGGAGGAATTCAGTCCGAATTCCAGGATTATGAATACTTTATCATATATGATGCGCTTCTCTCTTTTAACAGTAATAGCCTTAATGCAGACATTGAATTTGAGACTGCTACTGATAGCCTTTCGCAACCTGTATCGAATTGGGTTGCTTCCATGAGCGCCAGCCATACATTGTTAGTAAATGGTGGTCCAAAAGGAATATTATGCAATGACTATGAAGACGAAATGGGCAATGTGGCAATGGAACCCGATGAAGAGAAGGAAATCAAGGATAAGTTCAAAGAGAAATTCGGTTTGGTAAATAAAGAATATCCTATTCTTGTTACCCGGAAGAAACTTAAATGGATTCCTCTTGATTATAACTCTTCCCAGTTAAAGCTGTTTGAAGAGGATGAAAGGTGTACAAAGAAAATAGCCAATGCAATCGGTGTTAATCCTTCTCTTTTTGATGATTCGAAATATGACAATCAAGCGGCTGCCATGACTTCCGCTTACCAGGATGTTGTTATTCCGGATTCTCGCAAAATTGCTCAATGCATTACTCGCTCTATCTGTCCGGAGAATATTTTGGTTAAGATAGACTTTACGGATGTTGAATGTCTGCAAGCGAATAAAAAGACTGAGGCGGATGCGATTGTCAAGGTAGCTGATGCACTTGAACGTCTTGAAAGGAGTCAGTATATAACGCATGATGAAGGTCGAATATGGCTTGCTCAATATATGGACATTGATCCGGATAAGCCCAAAGGGAATTTTACTTCATTAGGTACGACATCTGTGTGATAAATTAAGAATGCAACGATTATGAAAGAAATGAAAAGCAAATATAGCGGTAAGATAGGAATGCAATACAAGTATTTTTCTATCAATTCCAAGGAAGCCCAGTATGATTCTGAAAAACGTATCATAACCGGTTATGCAGCTGTGTTTGGAAATAAGGATAAGGCGGGTGATATCCTGGTTAAAGGATGCTTCTCCAAGAGTATTCAGGATAGAGGACCGGAAAGTAATGCAAATGATAAGATTCTCCTTCTGTGGATGCATAATATGGATGAGCCGATTGGTTTCCCTACTCTTCTTAGAGAGGATGAAAAGGGACTTTATTTTGAGGCTTATGTTGATGAAATAGAGCTGGGAGATCGTGCAATAAAACAGCTGGAATCCGGAACACTTAACCAATTCTCAATAGGTTATCAGTATGTATGGGACAATTGCGAATGGGATGAAGAACGGCAGGCTCTTATAGTCAGGGAAGTAAAACTGCATGAATTCTCCGTTGTCTCTTTCGGTTGTAATGCAGAGACGGAATATCTGGGTTTGAAGTCTCAGGAAGATTACGATAAGGCATATAAGCAGCTTAACGATGAGATATCTTCCCTGTGTTCCAACATTGGTTCCGCTAAACAGCAAAAGATACAAAAAATAGTAGCAAAGGCAATGTCACTTGCTTCTTTCAGGCCGGAGCTTGGTCAAGCTGCACCTGAACAAGAAAAAGCCGACAAGTCAATGTTCAATAACTTTAAACTAAAAAAACAAGATTGATTATGAAATTGAATTTACTGGACCTTATCGACACTTCTGGCATGGCAGATGAAGATAAGAAGAAATGGGAGGATGTGGACCAGGCATTAGGAAAAGCTTGCGAGTCATACATCAAAGATGAGATAAAAATTGAAGATTTGCGTGAGTCAATCAAAACCGCCATGCAATCTGTCAATGAGTTCAAAAAGCAAAATGCCGCTGCTGTAGATAAGAAAACTTTTGAGGAAAAGATTTCTGATATTGAAGAAAGTATCCTCAAGATGAAAGCAGCTACAGAAGTATCCGTTAATGGCGAACTTCGTGTAAAGAGTGTGCATGAGCAACTTGAGATGCATTTGAAAGATTTCTTGGTACAGAAAGACGGGACAAAAAAGGTTGATGTTGAGGCTATCAAGAAAGCCGGTGGTTTGAAAGTGGATCTGATTGTGAAAGCTGATCCACAAGTCACCACTACTTCCGGTGGTGGGGTAGTTGCCGGAGGAATTACGATTGATCCTAATATCTCCGTAGCTCCCAGACGTAGAAGCATGTTGAGGGAGTTGTCTAATGTGGCTTCAATTTCAACTCCTCAGGTTATCTATGCCGAGCTGAAGAATGTTACCGGTGATGCCGGTTGGGTTCCGGAAGGTGGACTGAAACCTGCCATCAAAGCGGAACTTGATAACAAGACTATTACAGCCGGAAAGGTTGCTGTTACTTTCAAGATTACCACTGAGGTAATGCAGGATATTCCTCAGCTAGTTGCTGAACTTCAAGCTGAAGGATTGAGTAAAATGGATGCTAAGGAAGAAGACGGTATTTTGAACGGTGATGGTCAAAACGGTAAAATTAAAGGTGTTGCTGCTGATTTCCCGGCATTTGCGTTGACCGGTCTTGAAGTAGAATCCCCTAATATGTATGATGCTATTGTGGCTGCTTATACTCAGATTGTCAGCACAAGTAATATGGTGTATTCTCCCAATGCGGTGCGCATGAATCCGGTAGATTATGCCAATATGCAGCTTACGAAGAACAAAAATGGCGACTACATCCGTCCGTTTAAAGTCGGTGACGAGCTGATTTCCGGTCTTCGTGCTGTACAAGATCCTAACGTGGCAATCGGCTCATTTACAATGGGTGATTTCAGATATCTGTTTATTCGTGATTATGTCGGTCTTACTATCAGCTTTGGTTGGGAAAATGACGATTTTACTCATAACCGTCTGACAGTTGTCATGGAAAAAAGACTTCTCGCATATGTTAAGGCACAGTACAAGACCGCCTTTGTCACGGATACTTATGCGAATGTAATCACAGCAATCACTAAATCAGCATCGTAAGGAGGTATACAATGAAAAGAAATGAAATAGCCAGTAAGCAATCCAAAGAGAGAGTCATTTATATGGACCTTTCTCAGTTATATCCGGTTAAGTTCATCAAAAACTTTGGTGCTTTTAAAACCGGTGATGAGACTTATGTCTCTCTTCCCATTGCGATGAAATGGACTAAGATGGGAGTAGTGGAGAATTCGGCAGAAGTAATGGCTGCTGCTAAGACTTCCGGTTGTGAAGATTTGATGAAGAAAGACAAAAAGGTAGATTAATATGATAATTGACTATACATATTTCACCGGGTTATTGAGTATCGGTCTAAGTCCTGATACTGGTGCTCCTTCCACGACCAGAGATGCCGAACGTGAGAAAATAGAATATTACATTATGGTGTATGAGCGTGAATACCTTCGCAAGATACTCGGTGAAAATATGTGTAGTAAATTCATAGACTATCTTAACTCAGAAGAAGATAATGTCGATAAATGGGAAAAGCTCCTTGCTCTGCTTTCTGAAAAGTATAGTCCTATAGCCTGCTATATTTTCTTCAAGTATATAAAGGAAGGAAATTACAGCGTTACAAGAGTAGGTACTGTAACCTCCGCAGATGATGATGTGGTATCGCCGATGGTTATCCAGATTAGAGCCTGGAATGATATGGTAGATATGAATAAAAGAGTGTATCAATTGCTTCAGGCAGATGAGTATGAAGGAGTCAGGTTTGATCCTTCCATGATTTGCCGGATTAATAGTATGGGGATATGAGGTCGATAAATAAGATATTTGAAGATGTAGTGAAGCGTGTGGCTGAGAAGTACGGGAGCAATGTGTCTTTTCTGTTTGGCGATTGGGCCTATATAAGTTCTCAATTGACAGAATGGGGCAAATCTTCCTCTACCTGCAAGTTTAAATTCCCTATTATCTGCTTGTATTCCCCGTTTACAGAAGATAGGACTGCGCCTAAAAGAACGGTTTCTTTGGAGTTTATCATAATGGTGAATACCCTGAAGGAATATACCAATGAAGACCGTGAAAGAACATCGTTTGAACAGATACTTCGACCTATCTATGATCTCTTCATTGAGGAGATAAAGAAGGACAGATCCATAGATGTTGAGTATAAGGATAATATTCCTCATCTGTATACGGAAAATTATCGTTATGGCCGCGTCGGAGTGATAGGAGAGGACGGAAAGCCCTTTAGCGACTTTATCGATGCTATCGAGATAAAACAAATGAATTTGAAAATTAAAGATATTAAATGTTATGGCAACAGACTTTAGAAAATGTCCGGGACTGGCAACATTCAATACGGGTAATTCCGTTTGTGTACTTGATCCTGGAAAAATAAAAGCTATCATTTTGACCATTCACGGTCATAAGCTTCCGGAGACATATTCTGCTGAGGAGTTTGAAAAAGCCTGTCACGCAGACAGGCCGGATCGAATATTCCCGCTAAAGACAATCGTGGAATACGCTCCTTCCGGTGGAGAGGCACAGACTTCCGCATTGGGTTATGGTCCTACCAAAGTAACCAGCTATTCTGCAAAAAATGATGTGTGGACTTTATCGGATTACGATTTCAGTTTAAAAGCAAATCTGATGGCCGCAAAGAATGTGGCGTTTGACGCTTACTTTGTAGATGAGAATAATATCATTTATGGCATGAACGACGGTACGGGAGAACTTGCCGGCATTCCTCTTTCCGGTGTGTATCCGGGAGGGCAGGATTGGGATTCATCCGGTACGGAAGCTAACCTGACGGTTGCAACCATGTTTAAGGACTATGAAAAGTACATTAAGAATGCAAATATTAAAGCCTGTGACTTTGATGTAGTTGAGGCTTTGAAAGGTTTGGTATACGTTGAGATGGTAAAGGCTGACGGTGATAATAAGTATAAACTGAGAGAACACTATGGCAATCTTGACGTAACCGAATATTATGGCAGTCTTATAGCTGATAAGGCGGCAACTGTTCTCCCGGGTGCAACAGGTGTTTCCTATGAAGATGGAGTAATTACGGCTACAGGTACGGTTAAGCTTGCCAAACCCTCAATTCTGCAAGCCAACGGTATTACCGGTATAGAAGCCTGGTCATGAAAGTAGAGAATGTGACTTTCAATGATGATCTTGTGAAGAAAATGAAGAAGAGGGAATTCATCGAAATGCACAAGAATCTGTTTTTTCTTGACAGGCCGTTAGAGGATAGGGAGAAAATGCTTGCTGAGATATACGACGACATAAAAGGTGTCAAGTATGAACTGTGATTTTTAGATTTTGAGTACTTGAGGGGGAAGCTGTGAAGTTTCCCCTGATTATTTTTAAATGCCATGGCAACATTTCTTGAGGCATATGACAATTATATGGAATTCTCCAAAGGACTTGTTCCTATGTTGGAGAAGCTTTTGCATGAAAATAAGAACATGTTTGAAGCGTATATAAGAGAACAGTTGAATGCCGGTATTAACGGC